CTAGCATGTCCCCAATCTCTCTTAGCATGTATATTACCAAGACGTAATATCTTCTCCATACCAACAGAAATTCTAGATAATCCTCTAGTTATCTTTCTAGTTACAAACGTTTCTCCTCTTCTTTCAGATTCATGATTGAAGAGAATACCAGAACTACAATGCATTCCATATGCTTCACGATAATTCTTTATGATCCAATAACCATAAAGCTTTGCCACTCCATAGGGAGAACGTGGATGAAACGGTGTAGTTTCTGTTAATGGAGCATCACTAATACCACCATATAATTCACTAGTAGATGCCTGATAGATACGAACATCTTTCTCCATACCCAACATTCTAACTGCCTCAAGAACTCTTAGAGTTCCCATAGCATCAACTTGTCCTGTATACTCAGGTATCTTAAAAGAAACCTTTACATGACTCTGAGCACCTAGATTGTATATCTCACAAGGTTCTACTTCCTTAATCACACCCATGATACTAACAGCATCTGTTAGATCACCATAATGTAATTTAATCTTTTCGTAAATATGATCTATTCTATGAGTATTAATAAGAGATGCTCTCCTAACAATACCATGAACTTGATACCCCTTAGACAAAAGTAACTCGGCAAGATAAGAACCATCCTGCCCAGTTATGCCTGTTATTAATGCCTTTTTCATAATATAATGACTATGCTACCACTATAGCAGAATTGCTCCGATAATGAAACCCTTTCCAAATGCTAAACATAACATTTGATAATCTGTTAGTTTAAACTTCTCTTGGATTTTCTTTGCCCATTTCTTATCCCACTCCTTTATGTTATGAGCAATTTCCTTCACCTTAGTGAATAAAAGTGTTGATGAATCTTTTGCCATTAGTCTGCCTTTTTAAATTTAAAGTACTTTTGAATAACATCAATTTGATCCTGATACTTAGCAATCATATTCAACTCTTCCTCTACTGCCTCCATGACATTAGAGTGTTCTCCAATACCTGCTGGATTAGACAAATAGATTTCAACGTTTGCCTTATGTTTTTCTATATCACCTTGAGCATGTGCTAAAAGTGCTTTGATCATTTGGTCTCTCATGGTATCCACCTAGTTACAGTTAATTCGATAGAGTTGTCATTCATTTCCCATTCTTCCTCAACTTCAAATCCTAGTTTCTTAACAGTGTTTCTAACTGTTACTCTAGCATACTGTTGTGTTACCTTATCTATAAACCTTTCTACAGGAACTGGTTGATTCCAGGTTTCAAGATCTGCTACAAGTTCATAATCACCTGTTACTTGATTCATACGAAAACCAATATCCTTTCCAATAGCAACTTCTGCCTCAACAGTTTCATGACCAATACCATGAGAACCAGTAACTCTAAGTTCCTGATCCTCTGTAACATCATACTGAAGAAGTTGAAGTGCTTCTTGTAGTTCTGGTTTATGTTTGATTTTCGTTTTTATTGTGCTGAAATGTGACATTTTCTATTTTTTGATGTAAGTAGTATTCTGGTTTATGAGTTACGGCAATAACATTGCCTAGTTTGTCCTCTATTGATTTAGTAATATCTTGACATTCATTACCAATAGCACCAGTAACTTCTTCAAATACAGTACCATCTTGTCTGATGGTAAACTTAATGGTTTGTTGTTCAGGCATATTTAAAATTGTTTAGGATGAGTTACCACATCACCATGTATCTCACCGATGTCATCTATGTGAGCATGATCAATATTCTCAATATGTAGGTGCTCTAAAGCATTGGCAATTCTTTCCAATGCTGATGCAATCCTAGTGAACTCTTCACTCATAACTTCTTGCCTCATCTTTAGTATAGCAAGGAACACCAGCAGGATCAAGCCATTTGGTGTACTCAAAGTCTTCCATAGCTTGAGACAACTGCATTCCGTTATCACAAAGATACATATCCTTCCATCTAGGGGAATTACTATCCATCTTCTGGATACGGAAATCAGGTTTACCGTTTTCTAGTGTGCCGTTCTCAACATAACGATAAGGGAATCTTTCAAGGAGAACAATCATCTTATACCTCTACTCCTTCAAGATCTTCTGCTACACACTCCATTATAATATTATAATCTGCTTCTGGATCTTCTCCAGTTAATTCTACTATACCTTCACTCACATAATACCTCTTAACTTTTTTATAAAGTTTTGGGTTCTTTACATCAAGATAAATCTCTTTTCTAGCAGCAGCACTAAGTGTCTGCAGATCTTTCTTAAATTTGGAAGTAAGCGTCATTGCTCTTAATAGTTTACCCTACTATTATAATGGTTGTAAACTATCTAGTCAAGCTCTTGAAATAATTCCTCCATCATCGTCATCATCTTCATCTAACTCATCTATTCTATCTTGTAATGACTTATATAAAGGATCTCCAAGATTATGAAGTTCAGGAGAATCTAATTTAAAACGAGGATCTTCTTTCCTTTCTTCCCTAAAATTTACAACTAAAAGTTCATCACCCTGCTTAACATCTGCCATCTCTGGGTGCTGAACTCTAGTTACATATCTTGTACTTTCATCAATAAACTGCTTACCTCCCAATTGAGAAGCAGCAGACCAACCTTTCGCTATCATTCTTATAGCAAAAAATAATAATACAAACCAAGTTAATAGAAAGAAAGCAGCCATTATTCCTCTGTAGGTAAATTAAAAATAACCAACCAAGTAATTGATAAAACAATAATAAAGAATACTCTTATTGAACTTGGAGAAGTATCAATCATATCTCTTCTTACCATTTATAATTCTACCAGATCCATTGGCATCATAAAACTTTACACCAATACTTCTTCTCTCATGTCGAAGTTCTGAGAGGTATTCTCTATATGCTTTTCTTTTCTGCTTTTCAAGAATTCTTTTTTCTACTTGCTGTTCTGTCATCGTTTTACATCGTGAGCACAACCATCACCATTATAGTCATCACTATCATAATAACCACCCTTTGTTCCAAAAAATAAAGATAATGCAACAAATGGTAATGCTGCTGCTATTAGGAATGTTTCTAAAATCATCTTCTTAATATTTTTTGTAATGGCACTTGCTTCACCTTTTCTATAACATCATCCAGTATATCAGTTTCTACCTGATCTTTGATCTGATCAATAACATTTACATCAAGATGCATAAATGGTGGGATGATACCAAGTATACGCAATAATCCATCAAGGAACAAAGCAAGACAAGTGAATCCAAGAATCATACTAATAATAGTTGCTTCTCGATTATGCTTTGCCATCGATGCTTCATCGATTGCTCTTGCTTCATCAACAGCAGCTTGAATTAATAAATCAACTTCTTCCTTTGTGTAACACAGGTGAGGAAGAATCTCTCGGATCTTCTCTTCTGTCATTGTAGCAGTATGAACTGTTTCTATATCTATTATATCACATCATCTCGTGGATGTGTGTTGATGGGCGTTTGCCCATTTTCGCTGTTTTATCTCTGTCCAACTGGTACAACTTGTTCATCATCTCTTGTTTCTTCTCAATATCATCCAATTTTTTATGAACGTCTTTGAGTTCAGACTCAATAGATTTGTCAGTCATATTTGGTTTTAAATACTTCCCTTAAACCTCCCCACCTAAAGCTACACGATGGGTTGTGGATTTAAGTATTAATATTTAGCGAACTTCAAAATCCAACTTACGTACTTTACGCTTCCTTCTTTGCTCTTGCCATTGAAGATCTTGGTCGGTTAACCCTTCCTTTTGTTCTTTTTTTGGCATATAAGAGTTCAACATAATCACCTGATCCATATCTTTAGCAGACACTACATCCCCGATAACGGATGCCATATTAGGGCATCCGCACGAGACTGATTTACCAGCACAACCTACCACCTCTTTATTACAAGAGCGACATCTTATTCTAATGTTCTCCATCATGATTATTATTATCTCAATAAAATCCCTTTTCTTTATATAGGATCTTACTCCCCTATGCGTTCAACAGCAGCACGAGACTTCTCAAGTATGTCACCTCTTAAAGGAACATACCCTAACACAGATGCTTTCTCCTGATAATTCTCAGAGAGTAATGTTGATAGAGTTGTCTTTATGGCTTCAGTCTTACGACCATTACCAGTTTCATAAGCAAGTACCCATGTAAGCGTAGCAATGGGGTAAGCACCTTCTGCTGCAGGGTTAGGGTCTGTCCCTGCGAGGTTCTCATCGAGTGTAATACCATTGAGTGCCACAGCACCCGACTCAACTGTTGGTGCAACAAAGTCACCATTCTTATTCTGTAATTCAGCAGCTCTGATTTCACCCTTAATGTAGGACTGATTAACATAACCAATAGCACCTAATGTAGTTCTAATATTACCAGCAACACCTGCGTTGCCTTTGTTGCCTATACCCACAGGCCATGCAACAGACTTACCTACACCTAACTTCCACTTCTTACTGAATGCTTTCATAGAGTTTGTGAAGGCAGCAGTAGTTCCTGAACCATCAGAACGATACACCCAAGTCATTGCTTGGTCTTCACATCCTACTTGTGACCAGTTATTAATCTCACCAATAGCAACTTGAACTGCTTGCTCTTGTGTAAGTTTTAAATCACAACCAGGCATATTATAACCGAAAGCAATCGTGCCTCCTGTCATAGGTATCTGAACCATACCTCTTTTTGCTTTTGCTATATCACCTTGCTTCATAGGATCATCGGATGCTCCGAAGTCCACTGTTTCATCAAGGAATGCTTTTCTACCTGAACCACTACCAACTGCTTGATAGTTTACTCTGTGTCCTCCTTCTTTTGCGAAGTCGGCAAACCATCTTTGATATATCTTAGATGGGAATGACGCACCTGCTCCTGAGAGTCTTGTTCGTGCTTCTGCACAACCAGGTGTTATTAGAGCAGTCAATGCTGCTACTGCGATAAGCCTTTTCATTTGGATCCGCTTAGGGCATTATTATGTAGTATATTTTACCATAAAAAAAGACCCCCCACAATGTGGAGGGTCTGATCCATCTCGAACTCCTAATATTTAGAATACGAACTTAGCACCGATTTTACCACCGAAGTTTACAATGTCTTCGCCAGCAGAATCCTCATCAGAGATACCAGAGATTTCTCCGTATACTGATAGATCTTCGTTGATTGCTAGAGAAGCACCTGCCTTACCAGAGAACTCAGTCTCAGTATCGTCAGCAGACTCACTGTGAACGAAAGCAGGACCACCTTGGATGTAGTATGCGATCTTACCTTCAGAAGCAGATCCATCGAATCCTACAGCAACGTCAGTTGTAGCACCTGTGTAATCGCCATCAGGATATGATGCGTTTGCTTCTACATTCACGTAAGGACCAGCAAAAGCAGCTCCAGCGAATAAGAAAGGTGATGCAGCAAGTGCTGCGATTGTTGATTTAATTGACATGATTGTTTTTAAGTATCTCGCAAGAAAAAACCCTTGCGGATGATAATTCCCCCGACATGGGGAACCGTTTACATCAACGCAGGGGTACGATCTTTTCGAGTCCTTTGTATGATTTATTTATCATAACATAAGTTTACATTATGTGTCAAGGTTCGGTTTACCGATTGACTTGAGCCCAATCCATATCAAAAAGATATAAACCTTTATCTGTAAGAACATGATTATACATCTTCTCAAAAACTGCTGGTGGTAATGTAACTACATGAGCACCTGAAGCAAATGAATCAGATACACTCTTCACATCACGAATAGATGCTGAGAGGATTTCAGTCTTATGAACATTCTGAATAGTATAGATGTCAGAGATTTGTTCTATAAGATCTATACCATTAAAAGAGTTATCATCAACTCTTCCTACGAATGGTGAAACATACTTTGCACCAGACTTAGCAGCAAGGATTGCTTGTGCTGCGGAGAAGATCAAGGTAACATTAACATTTACAAGATCTCTAGATAATTCTCTACAAACTCTTAAACCATCTGGTGTACAAGGAACTTTGATAGTACATGCTTTACCAAACTTACGAGAAAGACGAACACCTTCCTCAAACATTGTATTGTAGTCACCTACAACTTCCATACTAATATCATTGATACCGTAATCAATGAGTTGCTGATACACCTCTTCAGGATCTCTACCACTCTTTCTAATTAAAGTTGGATTGGTAGTAACACCGTCAATAATACCTGTAGTATATGCCTTTTCAATGGCATCAGTATCAGCAGTATCTAAAAAGATTTTCATTATGTGTCAGTAGGAGGATATGCTGGTGGTTCGTTTAAAGTTTCTGGTTCTGTAGGTGCTTCAGTTGTTTCTGGTTGAGCAGTTTCCTCAATTTGAGTTAGATACTCAATAACACCCTGAACCTTTAAAATTAACTCTCTCTTTGTAGAGATTTGATTTTGAAGTTCCTGAACTTCACTTAAAAGTGTTTGCTGTTGTTGCCGAGCAGACTCTAAATGTTGTGCGTGTAAAGGTTGATCTGTCATCTTTTATACTAAAAATTTTATTATATATTATAGCATACAATTAGTATTTGTGTATCAAATTAGCATTTGCTAAATAAAGCTACGTAAGAAATACTCAAAGTATGAAAAGGTTATTACCTATCGTAATGCTTTTATTGAGTGCCCCTTTAACAGCAAGGGCAGATTTAATTCATAGATTGACTACATCAACACAACTGAATGTTGATGGAGCCGCTACAGTATCAAATCGTGTTGGATCAACATATGCTGTTAGTGGTAGCAATATCAAAGTGGCATCAGAGAATGATCACTTTGGTAAGTTAACTGCTCCAGCAAGTGCTACAGCAGCAGCAACCCTAGATGCTGGTACATACGACATTAATACTGCAGGATCAGCATTCAGCTTTTCTGAAAGTTTCACTTCAGGAGATGCTGTAAATGCTATCGGTTCTGGTGTAGACGTAACCAATGGTGTTGTAGCAGACATGCCTGCATACGGTAATGTTACGACTCAATCAGGAGGAGTTGCTGGATCATTAGCTGGTACACTCACATCAGCAGGTGTAGTTACTTTAACAGCTGGTGGAGCTGGAACTTCAGCTACTGGTCAATTCGTATCAGAAATTACCGTCAAGTAGAGTTCATATATATTATGAAGAAACTACTAACGGTGTTACTGTTACTTAGTACAGGGACTGCTGCGAAAGCAGTTCCCGTGGTCCCCAATTTTACCCAGGGATCAATGACTAGCCATACAGAAACAACGTCAAATGTGACAGAAACTATTAACTCAGTGGATTATAGGACAGGATGGGAATACGTAGTTACTGGGACGGGCATCTCCAACAATGGAGAAAGACTGAACCCAACAGTGAACACCTCAACGGTGACAGTAAATCCAACAGCAGATGGAACAGGAGAAGTAACAGGAGCAGTAACAAGTTCCTTCGACTCATTAAATCTCTCCAACCAATCAGCATTTACAATATCAACTCCAGGGGAGGCATTCCAATTTACTCAAAGCTATTCTGGACCAGGGCTAACGAATCAAACAATAATTCAAAGAACAACAATAATAGAATCCATAACGGATACAACAAGTACCTTTACCCAATAAAAGCATTATGTCTATCTGCTCTGAGTGTGATTGTAACTGCCCCTGTGAATGCACAGAGTGTGGGGGGTGTGAGTGCAACAGCTAATCCAATAGCTAACAGTTCTGGAAGTGTCACAAACCAAGCTATTCAGGTCCTGCAAGGTCCATACATAACTAATACTTATGGTGGTGGTGTACAGTGTCAAGGTAGTACGTTAAATATGACACCATACATACAGTTTGCGGATTCACGTAAAGATCCTTGGGAAGATTTCTACTTAGAACCGCAATATAATATGAATGACTTCACTGGTAAAATCACTGAAGTTAGTACAACAGTAAAAAACTATCCTTGGTATAACGGTTGGAAGCACGATAATGCTGGTAATCTAGTATATGATGATGACGGAAATAAGATACCTACAGATACAGATTGGTATAATACATCGACATATATCTCTGACGGAACCGATGGTAATGAAGTTGGTGATGTTGTAAGGTGGTTTCCTGATGGATCTAATATAGAAATTATTCAAGAAGTAGATGGTCCTGATGGTATACCTGATAATCCTGGTGAACAAATTTGGCAGAAACCAGTTAGAACTGATATGAAGGCAAACCAAAACTTTAACTTAGGATTATCTGCTACTCTTTCTATACCATTGAATAGAAAAATGGTACGTCAATGTCATGAGGCAGCACAAGCACAAACTGATATGGCAGTTCAATTAGTTTCTAATAAGCGATTAGACTTTGAATTAGCTCGTCTCAAAAATTGTGGTGAAATGATGCAAAAGGGTATTATGTTCCATCCAAATTCACCTTATGCTGCTATATGTGCTGATGTAATGGTAACACAAGCAAGACCTGGTTCACTTCCTGATCATACACATCAGTTAGGTAATACTACTTCTTCTTCTCTTCCTTCTTCTGAGACTTCTTCATCTTCTGATGATCTTTCTCAAAATTCTTCGGAAGCAAACCCTTCTTCTCCCGATACTGATTTGTCCTTATCTCAGAAACAGTTGGGCGGTAAGGGGTTTTTCCAAGGGCTTTCTTTACCTTGGCAGAAACCTTCTTCACAAGAGGCTTTATCACCTTCAGGAGCAGATCTGCTAGGGGTTTGGCAAGTAGGGCAGATGAAGTCGCAACAACAGCAATCGTCGCAGTCGTCGTCACAACCTGTGGACTAGGTAAGTATTTTTCTACAAAACCTACATCTTCCCATAGGGTTATACATTTAGTTTGGTCGTTGTTCCACTCATGTCCAACGACTTTTTCATTTCCACTTGTAGCATAATCACCAACTCTTAAATCATCAGGTCCAGGACATTCTTTCTCTTCTGCAGTTGCTGCTGGTACTTCAGGTGCTCCTGGTGGTGTTGGTGCATCTGGTGGATCTGGTGGAGTATTCTCTTGCGGTTCTTTCTCAGGTTCTTCAGGAACTACAGTAGTCCAAGTTAAATTATTTTGCTGATAATCAATTGCTTGGAATGATGGCATACCAGAATCACATAAGGTAGTATTACCTTTAGGATCATCATCCACCAGCATTTTATTTTTTGATCTCTGATTTACATTCTCTTTGTGTACAGTAACACAACCAGGCATATCAACAATCGGTTTACCTATATTAACTGTCACAGGAACATCAGGTGGAACGGCATCTGATGAATAATCCATCCACACATAAGTTTCAGGTATATCTAATTTCCTAACACTTGCCATCCTTACATTAAGATCACGAACCCCTCTAATACCCACATTAGGTACATTAAGGTTTCGCATATTAATATAAGGTATCATGATACTTTATTACCATAAGAACTTGCTTCAGTTGAATTAGGATTATCTCTCAAGTATTGCATATAATTAAATCCAGATCCTTCTGGGTAAATATATTTTCCATCCTTATCAAACTTATCAGGTTGTGCTGCTCTTGATTCTGCTGATGGGTATGTAGGATAAGGTCTCTTCCCTGCTCTCATTTCATTACCCAATCTTCTTCTTAACTGATTACCAGTTTCTCTATCACCTTTAGTAGGCCAAGAAGTTCCTAAGATCTCCTTGATCATTTCTTTTGTGTAACCATTAGGATGCATTTTCTATACCTCCTCTATCAGGAATAATATTTAAGTCACCTACAATACCACCTATAATAATAAAAGCAGTAAGTACAGCACCAGCACCCCATACCCATTTCTCTAGTGCTCGTATTCTTTCTCTTACATCCTCATTTAATTTGGTGATTCTCTCCTCTGTTCTATCAATTCTTTTATGAATCAATTCCATACGACGAGTAGCATTCTCAAGAGTACTATCAAGGACAGCAATCTTTACGTCTTGCTCTGAATCTTTGTTAGTAATATCAGTCATTACTTATCTTTCCAACCACCTGCTTTTAACCAGTTATTATAATGTGGATTGTCCCAACTATCACTAATCTCATAGGAAGGGATAACAACCTCTTGAATATATCTTCTATTCTCTTCAACCAGTTTTACTTTAGCATCTATCTGAGCACCCCACCAAACTGCTGCACCTAATTGTGCAGCTAAGAATGTAAGTACTGGGATTGGAATGTTTTTCATTTTTCTGCAGCATATAAAGCAAATGTAGAAGTAGTTATAACAGTCATCATGTTAGCAATATGTTGTTTCACATCAGAGTCACATACTTTACCAGGCATAAAGCATCCAAATATAGTTGCTCCCACTATGGCTAACTGAAAAAAGATAACAAACCTTATAAGATCAATAACCCTATCTTTACTATCTTTGAGGGACATTTTGCCTATAATCCATCTGAGGTTCTTTAGTTGTAGGAACAACAGGTCCAGTTCTAGTAGGAACCAATTGTTGAATCCTTTGGTCTATGTATGGTGCAAGTTCTGTCATTACTCGTTGAACTGTAGCATCCTGCCTCTTAGTAGGTCCATCATTGACTTTATCAACCACAGCATTACCACCAACAAAACTACTAGTCCCTACTGCAAGAACTGCTCCTCCTGTTACTAAGGTGTCTTTAAGCTCCATCTAAAACCATATATGATTTATGTAAACATATTTAGTTCCTTCAACAACCTTTCTACCCTTATGAGCAAACTCCCAATGAGCAGGGAATATTAAAGTCTTACCTGTTTCTGGTTTAATAAGATCTTCTGTAAACTCAGTTTCACCTCCAACATAATCATCATTTAAATATGTAATACAAGTTAACTGCCTTCTAGTAAAGGCAGCTTCTGGACCATAATGTAAATATGGATGTTTATAATATGCCCAATCACCACAATGCCAATCTAAATCATCACCAGGTGCATATCTGGCTAATTTTTCATCACAAATTATTCTACCTTGACACTTCTCCAACCCATTTTGTAGGGCATCTTTAGTTTGTTCCTCTAAAATTTCCAAATAAGAATCTATCAATTTAGAAAAAGGTGGAGATTTAAACTCACCATGCTGAGTATCTCTCTTACCAAATATTGGATCACTATTCCTTCCCCAATTAGCATTATCTATTTCATCTAATAAAGAATCAATTTCTTCTTTATTAAAGACAAAATCATAAAATAAAAATTTTTTCATGCTTTTTCGTATTCTTCAGTTGGTATATTCCACTCAGCATATAAACGTCTGCCCGTTTTACCATGCAGATCAATATATACCTGATCGTTACTCTGCCAAAGTCCCAAACGATCTCCTAATTTGACGTAGATCCTCAAAATTCTTCTGTTTAGTGCCACCATCATAAGCCCATGCGTATCCTTCAGTAATCATTTGTTCGTTAAGCGACAGGTCTGAATCCCCGATATAAAGCCACCCAAGAAGACGACCATATTTACCGACCCCACCAACAAGTTCAGTCCTAATAGTAAGCTCATCATCACCGTCAATAGTACTTTCGAGCTTGTCTTTAAGCCATTCAGTTGCGTCCATCCCAAGTGCTTTTTCCTCCAAATCTCTAGTTCTCTTCTCTGGAGTGTCCACTCCAGCAACTCTTACCCGTTCTTTCTTGAATAAATCGAATCCAAGGTCTATGAGAACATCTATCGTATCCCCGTCTAATACTTTCACTATCTCTGTCACTCGGAAGTTGTAACAACTCTTCCGACTTGGGGGTGTCATTGCTCCCATCTTCTTCCCACTCCAGTTCTTGTAGTGAGTTATTTATAGAGTCTTCTGGACTAGTTCGAGTTTGCTCTGATTCATAATCTCTCATCCTCTCTATCCATTCACCAGCAGTAGGAGAAGCGTCTGCCTTTGGAGCAAAATATCCTGCCCCAATAAAAGCAACCGCTATTGATCCCAAGAGACCTATAGCGGCTACTACTTTCTCATTTGCTCTAACTCTTTCAGTGAGCTCCTTTTGTTTCTCCAGCAATCTCTCCACTTGTGTCTCTAAGACTGCTATCTTCACTTCGTTGCTCATTAGGATACCAAGTATCATACATGAATATGTAGTATATTGTAACACATACTGATACTAAAAGTATAGCCAACATAATGTTTATTGACCAAACTACCTCACTCATTTATGATGATATCTATGTGGATTTCTTTCTGAATCTATTGACATGAATCCTATGGGTACAAATATTACCCAACTGAATAGAGCAAGAGTATTCATATTCTGCCCTATCCATTCTACAAAATTACTGAACATGGATA